CGATGCCCTCCGGCGCGCCCTCCTTACCGATGAGCGCCATGGCCTGCTGCAGCCGGCCGGCGAGGTCGTCGTCGTTCCACCACGTCTGGATGACAAGGACGCCGCCACCGGGAGCGAGACGCGTATACGCCGTGGACTGGTACCAATCCCACAGCTTCTCACGCACTAGGGCCGAGTCGGCTTCCTCTTGGTCCTTGATGGGGTCGTCGATGATGAGGACGTGGGCGCCCTTGCCGGTGATACCGCCACCACGGCCAGCAGCCGTAAATCCGCCCCCTTTGGTGGTGCTCCACTTCTCGACGGACTGGGAATCGGGGTCGAGCTGTGCGTCAGGAAAGATGGCTTGGTACTGCGGGTCACGGAACACCTCCCGAACCTTGCGGCTGAAGCCCATCGGCAGGTCGAGGTTGTACCCCACGTTGATCAGCTCGTGGTGTGGGTACTGGCCAAGGTGCCAAGCGGGGAAACGGATCGACGCCAGCTCGCTTTTGCCATGACGCGGAGGCATCAGAAGCATAAGACGAGGGCTCTTGCCTTCGGCAACTTCCCTACTGAAGCGCTCAAGGCGACGGCAGATGTCGTCATGCACCCAGCCGGCCGAGTAGCGCGGGTGCGTGAGCTTGGTGAAGTGCAGAAGGCGGCGACGGGCAAGAATCCGGTCCGCAAGCAGCTTGGCTGCGGCCGAATTAGGCTTCGGGGAGGCCATTTTTCTGGGTCTCCTCGATCACAGTCACTTCGCCTTCGAGCACGTTGGGGTCCCCCTCAGCCAGTTTCAGCAATTCTTCGTCCGTCATAGCGTTCAGACGCTGGATCAGCACCTGACCCTGCACCGAAACCTCGATCTTGGCCTTCGTCGGCTCGTAGAAGCCACACATTTTGCCCACTTCACGCCATCCGGCGATCATCGTGAGCGGGTCGGCCTTGATCTTGGCCATCTCGATCGACTCCAAGAAGCCGTCGATGACCCGTTTCTTGGTCACCTGACTCGCTGCTGCGTACTCAGCACGACGTTCTGCGATTGCGCGCTCGATTTTCGGGTGGCGCATCCAGTCGTGGGCCGCCGTACCGGGTTGGGCAGCTCCTGCCGCGCGTGCCGCCGCCGTCTGTGTCATCTGATGGTCCACCAAATACATGACGAATCGCCGCTGCATCTCTGTCAGCGGTGCGTCGGGGTTCAGATCGCCGTTTTTTGCGCTCTCGCGGCGGTTCGGGAGGTTCTCCGGGGCCTGCGAGACGTTGGAACGGGAAACCTTGCGGTTTTTTGGTGGGTTCGTCGCCATTTGATACCAATTGTAGCCCGGAGACGTTGGGGTTGTGAAGTCCTACGAATTTTGGCGCGAATTTTTTGGAACTCGGTGCTGAAAACAGGGGGTGGGGTGGTTCGGATCTGTTTCACGTGGAACAAAAAACTTGGGTGAGTGACCCATGTCACCGAGTGACACCCCTCTCCCCCTCGGGGAGAGAAGCCCCCCGACTTCGGATTCGGTTCTGAGTCCGAGGAAAAGGAGTCTCTTAGCTCCTAGTCCCGAGTGCTTAGTTCAAAGTTTCGAAGTTCAGCGTGCTTCGCACGCATGCCCGTTGATTGTGAAGGAGTTGAATGTCTCAACTCCACTTTTAGGAGGCCGAAATGGCACGCATGACCAAAACCCAGCTCGTAGACGAGAACATCGCTCTGCGCCACAACCTCAGCCTGCTCGAAGCGAAGGTCGCAGAGTACGCAACGCAGTTGCTGCGCACTAAGGGCAGTGCTAACTGCACAGTAGGCGAGGTGCTCGCCATCGACCGCAGCCGCAAGCCTGCGCAGCCGGGCGACGAGGTCGTAGTTGCCATGTACACCAAGCGCGATGGCTCGCGCTGGAACAAGGTGCGCATTGGCTACAACACGTTCGCGCATCGTCGCGTGAGCTGAATACTGCGCGCTTCGCGCGCATGCCCGTTTCTTGCGAGCTTGACCAGTGCTCGGAACTGGTCGCAACTTTTCAACTTCAGGAGTTCATCATGTCCAAGTCTTTCGCACTCGCTGCATTCAACACTGCTGTCGTCATCACCAACGCTGGCCACGCCGCCAAGCGTGGAGTCGTTGCCGCCGCGTCCTTCACCAAAGACAACGCTGTCGCAGGCGCTCACGCTGCCAAGCATGGAGTCGTTGCCGCTGCGTCCTTCACCAAGGACAGCGCCGTTGCTGGAACGACTGCCACCAAGGAAGCTGGCATCGCGTTCTGGGCTGGCATGAAGTACGCGCACCAGTACAACAAGGCGAACGCCGTCGCTGCTGAGCGCCTCACGCCTGAAGACATCGAGGCTTCGAAGCCCAGCACCAAGCGCGGCACGCGTACCGTCGCCAAGCGCAGCGCCAAGTAATGAGCGCTCTGATCTTCACCCTCTGCATCATCGTCGGCACGGTCGTTCACGTCCGTGTCGTTCGTCCCATCTTCTTCAACTGACCTAGGAGTTCATCATGTTCGCATCCATCATCAAGTTCGCTCAGGACGCTGTCACCAAGTACAAGTCACAACGCGTTCGCGCTGTGGTTGACCAGTACTGCGCGCTCATCGACACGCAGGTCACGGCCAACATGCCGGCTGTCATCGAGTTCTATCGGGGCAGCGCCACTGCGATCGTCGACAAGACGTTCGAAGATCCGACGCCTGCAATCAATCTGCTGAGTGCTTTGGGCCAAGTGACCAAGCACTACGGCCCTGCACTGCGTGCTGAGTTCGATGTGCTGAGCACCAAGCTCGAAGCGAACGGTGCATCGCCGGTCTTCGTTCAACGTATCGAGGCGCTGGTCGCTGCTGTCGAGGCACTGACCAACGACGCGTCGTGATCATCGAGTCTGGCGTCATCATCTTCTTCGGCATGCTTTTGCTCGGTATCAAGCTGCCGAGAAAGGTAAGTTTGAAGTTGCTCGGCCGTCCATTGGCTCTGGATCTGAGTGTTTCAGTGCTGGCGTACGTCATGCATTACGGGACATTCTCCGGGATCATGGCTGCGGCCGTGGCTGGGCTCATGTGCTCAGGCTTCACATCGGTCGCGCGCTACGCGTTCGGCTACATCAAAGACAAGCGATATCACAAAGGTCGCATCTGGCAGCTCAAGTTGACGGATGAAGAGTTGCGATAACGCGCTTCGCACGTGTGCCCGATTGGTGTGAGCCAATTGGGCTTTTTTCATTTGGAGGTTGTATGCCTGTAATTCTCCCAGTAACCGGTCCATACACGGCTAAGGACCAGCGCAAAGCAAACGCCGCGAACAAGTTCATTGGTCGTGGTAGCGCACGTAGCTCAACCAACGCATACGCAATTGCATTTGGTGCTGCTGCGAATTGCGGCGAGTACACACGCGATGACGTTGTATTCGTCAGCGCTGAAGGTGCACGCAGCGGGCGACTCGATCCGGACTTTGATGAGCTGAAGCGTGCGTGTGATGCCAACGCTCGATTCATCACTGACGACGCTGCCAATCGCTCCCGTGCGTACAACGTAGGTGAACGCCAAGTGAGCGAGTTCTTGCGCAGTCAGGGATATCGCGAGTCTCGTCCTTGCATTTGGAGCAAACCATGATCCTCATCTACGGTTTCGAATCATCCACGCTGGAGGCTATGTCTCCAGCGTACTCGCAATCACCCGAGGACTTCCTCGCTGATCTGGAGCAGCAGCTCGAAGACGGCGACATCACCGAAGAGGAAGCTGTTCAACTGATCAAGGATTTCACTAGGAGGCAGCAATGATTCTCGGCTACCAATTCATCAACGAAAGCGGATACCCAGTGGGTAACGCACAACCAACCATGGAGGATGCTGAAGATGTAGCGAAGTTTGACGACATCGGCCGCTTTTACACAATCGAGCAGACCGCTGAAGGTCAAATCTTCATGCGGTACCACTACTCGAAAGGAATGGCATAACCATCGGAGGCTATATGCACCCGGCAGCTGTAATGGCTGCCACCCCGTGAGCGTCGCGTGCGGCGCTGACGGGGTGATTCACACCCACCGCTTGCAGACCGGTTTGTCTGCTGCAACCTTTCAACTGGAGCTATCCCATGACCAAGAACATCTTTGACGTGATCAACGGCCTCGACAATGCGGCCCGCATTCCGGCCTTGCGCGCTGTCACCCACAGCGCAATGGCCAAGTGCATCGGCGCGATCCGCCAGCACCTGCGCGAGCAGGAACGCACGGAGCGTGACGAGGAGTCGCAGACAAACGCTCTCGACCAACGCAACGAGCACGACGAAAACACGCGCAGCGTAGAAGAAATCAGCCGCGCAATGGGGTTCGGCACGAACGTACCCGCCATCAAGCAGGCCAGCATCCTGCACGCCGTCTACGACTGGGCGAACGGTGAGCTGCAAACGCTCATCACATCCCAGTGGGACGCACCGCTCTCGCTCGACGGCATGCTGAAGTTCATGACCGAGAAGGCGCAACCGCTCGACAAGGCGCTCGTCAAAGC